GCTCATCACCGATGCACTGGGCACTCCATGCAAAGCCGTTGACCAGTGGACCAACGGACCAAACCCCCGGTAGCGCCGGGCGCACGATCGCCTACATAGCGGTCACCACGAGCGCCCCGACCTTTTCCGGCACGCCTGCCGCTCGCTGGTCAGAACGGGCACTCATCTGCGGCCCTCTCTGGTTGTTCGCCCTGCGTCGGGCGCGACGATGAACCGCTGCCGCTCGGCATGGCCGAGGCAGCGGGTGAATCCTTAGGTCTGCGGTACACGCGCGGCCGTGGGCCTCCGCCCTGTGCGCGAGGGCGGCACTCGATCCAGCCGAGCTTGCGCAATGCCGCCAGAGCCTGCTTCTCGTGGAACCGACCCGGCCCCAGCTTCTCGATGCCAATGCCGATCTTGCCGAGCAGCTCCACCACCGAGATCTCGGTCACCATGTCGCCGTCGCTGTAGCGCCCGGTGATGCCTTCCGGTGGGTACAGGTAGCGCGTGATGGCCGCCTCGATCGCGTTCTCCACCGCGCGGTTCTGCTGCTGGGGCGCGAACAGGGTCAGCTCTTCTTCGGGCGTCGGGTACATGCGGCGCCCGGCCCGCCAGCGCACAAGGGCCTCGGCGAACAGCTGCTCGCGGTTCTCCTCAACCCATTCGATGTCCACCTGGTGGCGCGTCACGCGCACTGGCCAGAACCGCCGATTGCCAGTCGGGTCGGTCAGGTAGTGGTCCTCGTTCGTGGTGCCCGCAAAAACCACCTGTCGCGGATACTTCGCCGCCCGCCGGTCGAAGCTGGCGCGGAAGTAGTCCTCCTGGCTCGCCACGTAGGCCTTGATCTTCATCACGTCGGCCTTCGAGAACGCATCCAGCTCGGGGATCTCGTACAGCCACACGCCCTGCAGCTGCTGGTAGCTGTCCTTGTCGCCCAGCACCAACCCCGTGTCCGCAAAGTAGTCGCCAGCCAGCGTGCGCAGAAGCGTGCTCTTGCGCAGGCCCTGCATACCTTCGAGGATGAGCATGTAGTCGAACTTCACGCCCGGCTGCATCACTCGAGCGCACATGGCCATCAGGAAGAACGTGCCCACGCGTGCAAGGTACTGCTGCAGCGGGTTAGCGTCGTCGTACTCATCCTCTTCGAGGCACACGCGACGCAGCCACGTCGCCAGACGCTTCGTCCCATCCCAGGTGAGCCGCTCCAGCCACTCCCGCACCGGGTGGTAGCGATGCCTATACGCCACCATCCGCACCGACTCTTCCAGCGTGCCGCGCGGCATGCTGGGCAGCCAATGCTCGCGCACCAGCCACTCCCCCAGTAGCAAATCGTCGACCTCGGCCCAAGGCCCCTGTGGGGTGCACCAGGGCGAGGGCTTGAGCTTCACGACGTCATTGGCCAGCTCGTTGAACGCGATCACGCCCTGGGCCTCCGGGATGCCGGCCATGCCGCGCGATGGCATGCCATCCAGGGCCAGCACCACGTTCTCGCGCACAGCCTTGATCGCGCCCGTCTGCGCACTCTTCAGCAACGCATCGCGCCAGGACGGCGCCGGATCATCCGGCTCCGCGCCAGCCAATGAAGGGGTAGAAGCGGCCTTCGCGCGTGCCGCATCATCAGGCGCCACGAACTCGGTCGCCCGGCGGATGAAGCCGCGCACCATGTCCGCATCCCATCCCTGCGCGATCGCGTCCGCGATGTCCCAGCCGTCGGACACATCGCCAGGGGCGGGCAGCCGGCACATGAACACCTTGCAGCCGTGGTCGGCGAGCAATGTGGAGCCGATAGCGACCATCGCCTGCATGCCCGGCTGCTTGCCTGCTGGCAGGATGGGTTTGCTCTCGGGATCAACGCCCGCCTCCCGCTCCGCGCGGGTCAGGCGATCGCGCTTGGCATCGCAATCGGGCCATAGGTACACCGTGCGGCCCATGATGCGGCTCCACGCGGCCTTGTTCGCCGCCTTACCGCCCCCCGGCCAGCTCACGAAATCGAACTCGTGCCCAAGCAGCTCATGCCCCGCCTGCGCGCACTTCTCGCCCTCGACCACGACCACTGGCACGCGGGCCGGGTCACCGCTCAGGATCGTCGCCGGCACGTACAGAGGGCGCGGCTCCTCCCATTGCTTCCAGCGCCATTGCTGCGTGCCATGTCCGTCGCTCTCGTCCTCGCACCAGGTCAACGGCAGCAGATCCTTGGTGCCGTCCTCATGCTCAAAGCGGCATACGTAGCCCAGGCGCTGGCCCTCGAACTCGTACAGCCACTGTCGGCTCGAGTGCCATTCCACCCAGTCCCGCTTCTCCTTGTCGTAGTAGCGGAACACGAACTTCGGCGCTGGCGCGTGTGACGGTACGGGCGTGATCGCCCGCCACATCGAGCGCCGCTTCGCCTTTCGGGGGAGGCTGCCGGCCGGGTCTTCGAGTGGCGGCTCTTCGGCGCCGTCATCATCTGCAGACGTCTGCACCGATGACGGCCGGCGCACGACAGCGTGGCTCGGTCGCCCCCACCCAAGCTCAGCCATCAGCTGGCGCGCTGCCTGGCCCTGGTTGAGGTTATGGATCGCGGCATAGAGGCTGATGAGGTCGCCACCCTTTTCGTCGCCAGAGAAGTCGGCCCAATGCCCTGTGTGCACGTTGACAGAGCAGCTGCGGCCCTCGCCGCCCGTGAGATCGCCGCACACATATTCGGCGCCAGCAAATTTGCCGCCGGGCAGCCATTGCGGCACCAGCGTTTCGGCGCGCTGCAATAGCGCCGCGGCCAGGTCGGTGAAGTCGATCGGGTCATTGCCCATCGACGCCCCCTCTCAAGGGGTGCGCTGCCCCACTCGGGGCGTGATCGGCCCCGGTGTCCCATCCATGCATTCGGGTGTCGCCCTTCTTGGTGTTGTTCTCAGCGCGTCCAGGCACGCATAACGGTCTCGATAGCGGGAGCAGGTGCAGGTGCTGCGGCAGGTGCGGCCTCGGCCGGCGCGTACAGCGTCATCCAACGGTTCGAGTGCGCGCGCTTGGCGGCGCCCACCGGCTGCAGCTCTCCGGCGCGTGCCATGTTGTCCACCGTGCGGCGAGCCACCTTGAAACCCACGGACGCCCGCGCGGCCATATCGCGCCAGGTGGCGGCGCTCTGCTCGGCCTGCAGCTCTCGGGCGGCGCGGCGCAGGGCTTTGCGGATCTCGCCGGGCGGCCTCATCCCCGGTTGCCCTCAGTCAGCGCGGCCTGCTCCTCCTCAATCAGCAGGTCAAGGTAGTGCCGGGCCTTCTTCAGGTCTTCGACACCACCCTTCACGCGCCACCGGCTCACGTACTTGATGACGTTGCCCTCGGCGAACCCGATCCCGTTGCGCAGGATGTACTCCACGGGCTGGATCGCCATGTCCTTGTAGTGACTGCCGCCCTCCTGACGTTGCAGTGCGCTCACGCCACCCTCCTCATTTGCACGTTCTTGAGCTGCGCCTGGATCTGTTCGAGCCGGCTCACCGCCTCCACAAAGGAACGCTGCAGTTCGGCCACCCGCTCGGTCACATCCACCGGCCGTGCTTCGTAGCCAATCTGGCCAGCGATGAAGGTCATCGCCGCGTGGTAGCCCGCCTCGCGCGCCAGGCGCAGGAGCAGGAAAGCTTGCTCGGGGCTCAGCTTCTCGCGGCGGTCCGGGTTGAGACAGTCACGCAGCCAGTTCGTCGCCTGCTCCAGCGGCAACTCCGGCCGCAGAAGGGCGCCTACCTTCTTGTTGCCGCCGAGGGCCCGCACCGCTTCGCGCAGCGCCTCGTTCGCATCCTCAAAAAACTCGCCGGTCGGCGCTTGATCCATTCCTATCTCCCGGAGCACTTCAGACCGCTGTACGTGGCTGTACGTGTTTCACGGACAGCCACGTACAGACCCGCGCAGGCAAAAAAAAGACACTGCCCGACATGAGCAGCGTCAAGAGCAAGCCGGCCACAACGAGGCCAAGCAACGACAGGATTCGTGTCCCCATAACCCTCAAGGAGGACACGAAACCATGGATTTCGAGGAAGCAACCCAATGGATGCCGCTGATGCCCGTACAGCAACGCGCCGAGAAGGGCGGCAACCACAGGCCACTTTCGATACGCCCGCACTTCTGTATCCCGGCAGACCAGGAAGTACTGCTTCCGAAGCGAAGGCGGGCACCTGTCACACTGCCCGCAGAAGCGCCACTGCCGCGGGTTGGCGAAGTGGTGTACCTCAGCAGTACGAGCGCCTGGACGGTTTCCTCCATCGTTCACGAGTGGCGCTCGCCCCACGATCTCTACATCGAGATCTGGCTCGAGTACGCCGGGCCAGCGCGTCGCGCCAGAAGGCCGGACTTCGCGACCACGCAATAGAGCGATCACTGGCACGGGATGTCGCCGCCTCGCGGTTCCAGCAAGTCGGGCCGGACGTCCCGCAGGTGTCGCTTACGCGCCTGCGGGACACCCTTGCGCTTCCACTCGGATACCGAAGCCTGGCTAATGTCGAAGAACCGCGCTGCAGCGGACGTTCCCCCCAAGCCTTCAATGATCCTCACCGCCTCTTCATCGGTGACGGCAACCGCTCGATCAACGCTCATAGGCAAACCTTAGCACAACAACAAAGGTTTGCCTACGTCACTACGGCTAGGCTTGCCTAATGAGCACTCTTTGGGGCCGCAACATCGAGCACCTTCTTGTCGTCAGCGGCAAGAAGGCGGTGGACCTCGCCCGTTTTGTGCAGGTATCCGGGGCAACTGTGAGCGACTGGATCAGCGGTAAGTCGAAGAGCATCGACGGCTACAACCTTCTCCGAGTCGCCCACTTCTTCAAAGTCTCCCCCGAGGAAATCCTCGAGCAGGACTTAACCGGGCTTGCCCGGTGTGGAGAGGCTGCCGCCGCCTATACGATCACGATGCGGCACGTACCAGTGGTCGGCAATGCCAGCCTTTCAGACGACGGCGCTTGGACGGAAGCGGGTAATGCCGCCGTAGACGGCTTCGTTCCGTACCCTTCGAATGACCCCAACGCGTTTGGTTTGCGCGTCGATAGCGACGGTCTCCGGCCTCGGTACAAGCCCGGTGAGGTCCTCATCATCGAGCCCCTCGGCGCCATAGAACCAGGACACGAGGTCGCGGTAAAGACCCGAGAGGGTCGCGTGCTAGTACGCGTGCTGGACTGGCGCCGAACCGGAATGGTGCAGCTGTCAAGCGTCAACGAAGATCACAAGCCCATCACGCTCCGGGAGGAGCACTTGCTGTTTATCTACAGAGTCATCGGCTCAGTGCCAGCCGATCTGCACCAGCACTAGCGCAACAGTCTATCTACCAGGCGCGCCATCTCTTCACCCGATTTACCACGCGATGCGCAGTGCTTGTTCCAAGCACTGACGAACTGGCCGCGGTTCCCACCCTCTGAGGAAAGCAGCGCATCCGTGGTCGCAGGGAGGACAGCATTCGCGGTGATCACCGCGTTGAAACTGTTCGTGCCTCGGTACTCGTAGCACACCGACCCATCCGGGAACTGAAGAGCGCTGACCAACTTAAAGCTGTCTGGATTCTTCATCGCTCGCTTTAGCGTCGCAGCTCCTGCCGCAGCCCTGGCAAGCGCCGCGTTCTCTTTCGCTGTTGCAGCTTTGGCTGCCGCATCGTCTTGAGGCCGAGGATCAATGGCCATTGTCGACACCGCACCGACGGCGACAACGATACCCAGCCCCAGCAGCGCCTTCCTTCCCCATCCGGCCATGTGCCCCTCCCTTGGGCGACTTGTAGTTGAGCCAGGATACATCCGGCGTGATTAGGTTTACTTGACACGACACTTCGGTGCACCTAACCTATGGGCCGTTAGGTTTACCGAAGGACGGAAATGCCAAGCCTTTCGCCCGAGACCCTCAAAGCCTTCCTGCGCGGCTACGCCGCCCGCTGGCAGCGCTACTGCCCCGCCGTCTGCACCCAGCACGCTGACTGGCTGATCGCCGCTTCGGCGCGAGCACGCGTGGAGCGCCGGTCGTGATGGCCCGCCTCACCTACTGGCTCACCAGCCTTCTGGCGCTCGTCTTCGTCGCCGCGCTGGTCCTCTGCAGCCCGCCGGCCAGCGCCGGCACGATCGGCGCGCATCTCGTCACCGCGCACTTCGGATCTGCCCACAGCCACCAACTGGAGAGCTGGACGCCCGGCGTCTACATGCGCACGGACGCGGGCTTCACGCTTGGCGCCTACAGCAACAGCCATGGCGCCCCCAGCGCCTATGCCGCGTGGACCTGGCAGACCGATGACCGCCGCTACGCGCTGACCGCGGGCGGGGTCACCGGCTACCCGGGCGCCACTGTGATGCCCCTCCTCGTGGGCAGCGCCCGCGTGCCACTCACGCCCCGCGCTGGCCTGCGCGTGGCCCTCTTGCCCAAGCCTCGGCGCGGCTCAGGCGGGCTGCACCTGTCCATCG